ATGCACAACTCTACCGCGACCAGCGACCCGTCCAGCCGTCTCGGAACCCCGTTCGGCGAGCTGCTGGACCTGCTCGGAGTCACCGAGACCGAGCGGGTGTCCATCTGCTCGCAGACGCCCGGCGGGGCGTTCCAGACCGCCGTCCCTCTTACCCGTCGGGATGCCGAGCAGCTGGCCACCTCGACGCCACTGGTCGATGACCGCAACGTCTGGTTCGGGGTGAATCCGGTCAGGCTCCCCGAGGGATATCGGGGGCGGGGCACCGACGATCACGTCACCCGCTGCGTGGCGCTGTTCGCCGACATCGACATCAAGCCCGACGGTGTTTCCGACGTGGACATCGCCCAGACCGTCGCCAAGGAGATCGCCGCCGCGCTCCACCAGAACCCCGCCGCCGTCGTGTTCACCGGCAACGGCGGGCACACCTATTGGACGCTGGACCCCGACGATCCGGCCTGGACGCTGGACACCGAGGTCAAGCGGCTCGACGCCATCACGATCTACCGGCGCTTTCACCGGCTGTGCTCGCGCATCGCCGACTCCTACGGCGGCAGGGTGGACAACGTCGGCCAGATCTCACGCATCCTGCGGGTGCCGGGCTCGGTCAACCGCAAGAACATCCCGGTTCCGGTGGAGCTGCACGTTGCGCCGTTCGGTCCCGCCGCCCCGCTGAGCCGCTCCGAGGTCACCGAGTGCCTCGACGCCTACGGCATCCCCGAGGAGGACGGGGACCGCGGCACGCTCGGCGAGATCCTCTCCCACCATGAGGGCTGGCAGTTCGGGTCCCAGACCGCCCCCTACGTCGCATCCATGATCGACGGCTGGGGACGCGACACCCCGCCCGCCCGTAACCCGTGGATGTTCAGCCAGGCCATCCGGCTCTCCTGCGCCCACCGGCTCGGTCGGATCACTGGGACCGACTACGACAAGGCGCTGGGCACTCTGGAGGAACGGTTCGAGTGGCTTCTCGCCCACCGCGACCCCCGGCGGGCCGCACGGGCCGGGGAGTTCACGGGGGCGGTGGGCAGGGCGCAGCGGATGGCCGAGGCAAAGACCGACGCGGAGGCCGCCGAGGAGGTGGGCGGCGTGGATCTGCCCCGTGAGGCCGACCGCGACGGCCTGGAGGCCGACATCGCCAAGCGGATGCAGTTGCTCATGGTCGACAGGGAGGCCCGGCGGCGTATCGACGAGCGGGAGGCGACCGGGATCGTGCTGCCGCCCGTGACCGGCCTGCGGCATCTCCTGGCACGGGACGACGACCCGGTGCGGATGCGGGTGGACCGCGTGTGGCCCGCCGGTGGGGCAAAGATCCTGTGCGCGGCCCCGGCAGGCGGCGGCAAGACGACCATGAGTGGCAACCTCATGCGTTCCCTGGTCGATGGTGACCCGTTCCTCGACGTGTTCACCGTCCACCAGCCCGTCCGGCGTGCCGTCATGGTCGATAACGAGATGACCGAGGGGATGACCCGCCGCTGGCTGCGCCGCCAGGGCATCCGCAACCTCGATGCGGTCGTGGACGTGGTGCTGTTACGCGGAAACGCCGGTCTGTTCAACCTGGGCAACGACCGGTTGCGCGAGATGTGGGCGCGGCGGCTCCGTGACCTAGGCTGCGACTTCCTCATCCTGGACTGCCTCAGTCCGGTCATCACCGCCATGGGCCTTAAGGAGGCCACGGAGTTGGGCAAGTTCCTGGACCCGCTGACCAACCTGATGACCGAGGCCGGGGTGGGCGACGTTCTGGTCCATCACCACATGGGCCACGACGCGGAACGCGCCAGGGGCGACTCCACGGCCCTCGGCTGGAGCGATGCCAACTGGAAGATCACCCGCGACGGTGATGCCCGCTACTTCGCCACCGACAAGGTGCGCGACGCCGAGGAACTGGTGCCCGAGGGGCTGCTGTCCTTCGATGCCGGGCGGCTCACCTACGCAGGGGGCGACCGCGCCGCGACACGCCGGGATGAGGGAGTGGAGCGCAGGCTGTCCGAGATCCTCGACATCCTCGCCGACCACCAGACCGATGGGGGTCAGGGAATGAACACCACCGCTATCGGGCGCACCGTCGGCGGCAAGAAGGAGACGACCCAGGCCGCGCTGCGGCTCGGCGAGTCCCGCAACAAGTTCACGGTTCGCCGACGGGGCCGGTCGGTGATCTATCAGATCGCCCCGCAGGCAACCGACCCCATGACCGACGGTCATGTGGACGTGTTCCCCGACGAGGGGGCCATAGATCGGCGGGAAGCATGAAAACAACCCTCTGACCTGCGGTTTCTATGGCCCCCTTTTTTAGGGACCCATAGGCCCGTTTCTATGGCCCCCGCGCGAGGGGGCCATAGGGGGTGATACACCCGAAAATAGCCTCTGAACTGGGCTTTCTATGGGTCCCTACCGCAGGGGGCGATAGGGACCCATCTCTATGAGTAATCGCCCCCCCCTATAGATAGGGGGGCGATACGGGGCACATACTCCAATCCCGTTCACCGGATGCGGTGGGCTTCTCTCTCCCCTGGCGGTGGGCCTCCCCGAACCGCTGCACGCCAGTGGAGTACTTGTGAGGTCATGCCCGGTCCCACCATGTCCCGCTCCGAGTCCCGCGCCCGCGCCGAGCGGGTCGTGCTGCAACGCGCCGTGATGCGGAAGTCCTGGCGGGAGATCATGCGCGCCGAGGGCTTCAAGTCGGTCGGGGCCGTGCAGAACACCTACAAGCGCGAGATGGCCCGCCGTCGGCTCTCCGCCCGCGACCTCGGTCAGCTGACCGCACAAGAGATCCTCGAGCGCCGCGACACCACGACCCGCATAGCGGTGGGCCAGTTGATCGAAGCCCAGCGGGCCGGGGACGCCACAGCCATGGCGCAGATGCTGCGCGAGATCCGGCAGAACGACGTGGAGACCGCCAAGATGCTCGGGCTCTATGAGCCCGAGCGGGTGGAGGTCAACCTCACCCAGTCGCCCTCGGCGATCCTCGACCGGGCCGAGGCCGAGCTGCTCGCGCTCGTGCCGCCGATCATCGACGCCGAGATCGAGGAGACCGCATGACCACGACCCAGGACATCATCACCGCCGCGATGGCCGTGGCCCGCGAGACCGCCGAGGGTCGGCTGGCCCCGGCCGCCCTGGAGGCCGTGGCCGCCGAGGAGTGCCGCCGCCTGTTCGCCGCCGTGACACCGGACGGCCCGAACTGGGAGCTTCAATGCGAGGTCGCCCGAGGCGTCCTGGCTGCCGGTGGCATCCCCACACCCGAGCTGCGGGAGTGGGCTGCGGTGAGCACCGAATGACAAGCGTGTGATTTAAGGCCCCTGGACGGCCCGTAGACGGGCGTTCGCGGTCGGGGTGGCGTTATGCCCTACGCGCCGCGTCACACGCCGCCTGGGCCTCATGCTTGTGGTCGAAGCACCGGTCAACCCCCGGCCCTTCGGCGAACCACTCGCCGGTCGGGAGTAGCCCGACCTCGTACCCGCCCGACCGGTACTCGCCGGGCCGGACCCGGTGCCAGATCATCGGCCGCACCGCATCCCGCAACAGCCCGGCCAGGACGCGCCCCGGCTGGCCCTCGCTGATCGTCGTGATTGGGGTCGCCTCCGCTCCCTCGACCCGATAGGCCGTGATCGCCCAGCCGAGCTCGTCGGCCTCGGTGATGAACAGCCGGTTCCCGGCCCGCGCCGCGTTCATGCCCTCCACAGCCCACGCCTCGCCGACCCCGGCTGTGGCGATGGCCTCCCGCACGATGCCGGGGGCATCGGTGGGGACCGGCCTCACCCCTCGCCGCAGCCGCCGTTCTGCCGCGATGAGGGCGGCCTGCTCGGCTCCGTTGGCCCGCTGGCGCACCCGGTCGAGCTCCTGGTCGAGTTCGGCCTCCGACATCGCGTGGACCGTGGCCGCGTAGCCGATCCGCAGTGTGGCCAGATCCTCGGCGACGGTCATCATTGGCTCCGTTCTGCGAGCAACCGGTACAGGGTCGGCGTGGAGACCGCGAGGGTGGCCGCGATCTCGGGCACCGGCTCCCCGGCTGCCCGCATCTGCTCGGCCTGCCGCAGCTGGGCCTCCGACAGCTTGCGGGGCCGTCCGATCGGCAGGCCGCGTGCCTTGCGTGCCGCCTTCGCCGCAGCCCGGCGCTCCCGGCCGAGTTCCAGTTCCAGCTCGGCCAGCGATGCCAGTACCCCGGCGATCATCCTGCCGGTGGCATTGGACGTGTCGATGCCCTCACGGAGCGAGCGCAGCACGATCTCCCGCTCGCCGAGGTCGCGGATGGTCAGCATGACCTCGGCGGCGTTGCGGCCCAGGCGGTCGATGCCGACGACCACGATGGTGTCGCCGGGGCGTGCGTAGCCGAGCAGCGCCGACAGCCCCGGTCGCTGTTCCTTGGCCGAGGTCCCGGTGAGCTTGTCCGAGTACATCCGGCCCTGCTCCACCCCGGCCTCCGCGAGGGCGTCGTGCTGCTGGTCGAGGGATTGCTGCCCGGTGGAGACGCGGGCATACCCGAGGAGCATCAGGCGCTCCGATTCAGCTCGGCGGCGATCTCGATGGACAGGGCCTGCCGGTCCAGTTCGAGGGCGAGTTCGTCCAGCTCGTCGGCTTCGGTGCGGAGGTCATCGGCCCGTCGTCGCGCCGTCTCGGCGTCGATGCGGAGGTCGTGGGCGGTAGTCATGGGCGGGGTCCGTTCGTGGTCGCAGAGGGTTTGCTGTGCTCCCTTAATTCTATATTCCCGCCCCCTTCGATACGAGAGGGCTTTCGCTACTGCCGAACTGGAGCAATGCCCGTCTAGCTGGGCCGATATCGGCTCCTCTCAGAATTAAACTTCCGATACAGCCGTGGGCGCGGGCTCTGCGCGGCCTGACTGACAGCTTTGCTGCGTCGCCGGAGTGACACGGCGTAGCACGATCCGCCGGCTCAGCAGCGGAGCTGCTCTGCACCCTCGTTTGCAACCGTGGAGTGATGCAGACCAAGACACCATTCGACCCGACGACCAGATCGGCCTCCAGCTGGAGTTCACGGCTGGCCGCGTTCAAGTCCCGAGGCGTGCCCGACACCGATCCCCGCGTGGCCGAGTGCCAATCCGCGCTCGCCTTCTGGCGGATGAAACGGCAGCTCGACACCGAGCTTCGCAATGACCGCATCTCCAGCAGCTTCCACGCGGCTGTGGTGGACAAGCTGCTGGAGATCGACCAGACCCGTGGGGCGGCGGCGCAGTGATCGCCGTGGCGGGCGCAGATCCGTTGGCGCGGCACCCGCAGTCGCCAGCGCCACCGCCGCCGCCCCGCGCCCGAGCGGAGGGCGCGCTGTGAGGTTCCTTCCCCAGACCAAGACCGAGCGGGTCGATCTGGTCGCCCAGCAGGCCGAGCAGCGGGAGCGCCGCCGCAAGCACCTGACCGTCACCTACGGGGAGGGCTTCGATCTGCTGTCCGAGGTCTACGACCTCTGCCAGCCCCTCGCCGAGCGGGTGGCCGCCGAGCCCCGGCCCGTGGCCCTCCGTCAGGACGTGGACGACCTGGCCGAGGCGGTCCACAGCCTGTGCGTGGCCGTCCATGATCTGACCGCCGCCGCCGAGGCCCGGCGCAGGACCGCCCACCTCGGTCCCCGTGACCGGCCCCGAGCCCTTCGCGCCCTGGCCGAGCTCGCCGAGCGGCCCCGGCCTCCCGAGGTCACCGACGCGATGCTCGGTTCGGGGCTGTGGGTTCACGAGCTCTGCGAGCTGGCCGGTCCGCTCGCCGGGACGCTCTCCGACCTGCTGGCCCACGCCGTCGCCCCCGGCACCAGGCGCGGCCTGCTGTCCCCGTCCGAGGTGCTGGTGGAGGCGCTGCGGCCCGTGGATAGGGCTGCGGTGAGCCTGGAGCGCCATCTGCACCGGGCCGAGCTCAGCCGCGCCCAGCCCCGACGCCGCCCCGCTCAGCCCGACCCCCGAGCCGAGCTTCAACGATTGGGAGTGCAGCTGTGAGCGTGATCTACGCCAACACCGAGTTCAGCCCGCCGCAGGTCGGCCCGGCCAGCTCCGGCCTGTTCGCCGCAACGCAGTGGACCGAGGAGACCGGCCTGCCTCGGTGGCTGGCCGAGGGCGTGCGGCTGCGGCCACAGAACTACGGCGGCGAGCTGTCGGCGGGAACCTGGACCGACCCGTGGTGCCCCGACCTCGTACCGGATGAGCCGGGGCTGAAGTACGGCGTGAGGCCGGACATCCCCGACCCGTTCGCCCCCGTGACGGTCTGGGCCTACGACGCCAACCAGTGCGGCGATCTGTCCGAGGAGTCCCGCAACGAGGTCCGCTCTCGCGCCCGGCAGAACCTGCGCCTGCACGAGCAGGTGATCGCCGAGCGTGAGTTCGCCGGGCGGCTGCTGCTCGACGCCGCAACCCCGGCCACCGCAGCCGACCTGGTGGAGGCGGTGGGCGAACTGGAGCTGGCCTTCGCCGCCACCAACACGACCGGATTCATCCACGCCCCGGCCAACCTGGCGGCGGTGGCCTCCCGGTTCAACCTGCTGATGAGCGGTGGCCTGACCCCGCTGGGTCACCGCTGGGTGTTCGGTTACGCCACCGGCCTAGGCGAGACCCTCGTGGCCACCTCCCAGCCGTTCGGGTGGCGTGATGCCGTCCAGCTGCGGGAGGCCACAGACCCGCAGACCAACACCTTCGTGGCCATCGCCGAACGCAGCCTCGTCATCGCTGTCGAGCATGTCCTCGCCGCCGTCCAGATCGGAGCATCCGCATGACCCGCAAACGCCCGGCCCTCGACCGGCTGGCCTCCCTGACCTTCACACACCGGGTGCCGATGTCCACCCTCGAGGAGATCATCCGCTCGGAGCGGCGACGCTACGAGCTGGCCGTCCACGAGGCCGGGCACGCCGTCGCCGGTGTGGTCCTGGGCGGGCAGCTGCTGCGGGCAGAGATCACCGACCAGGCCGGCCTGACCTCCTTCGAGCCCGACACCTTCCCGCCGGGGCGCACCGCCGCCATCGCCTACGCCGGGCCGTGGTCCGAGCTGCGCGGCATCCACCGCCGCCCGCCGACGCTGCGTGAGCTCTACGCCGTGTTGTGCTCCAGCCGCGACCAGGACGCGCTGTGCGCCGCCGGTGGCACCGTCGCAGGCCGCGACGTGGTGCCACTGCTCTCGCGCTGCTGGGACGCCATCGACACCCTCGCCGGGACGCTCAACCGGACCTCCTGCGTGACCCACCGCGACGTGTGCGATGCCCTCGGCCTGTCCCGTGACTCGGCCAGCCGGGCCGTCGAGCTGGCCATGATCCGCTCGGGCTCCCGGCCCGGCACCTTCACCGTGAGCACCCCATGACCGCAGCCGACATCGACGCCGCCATCCTGCGCGAGCTGGAGCCGACCGGCGAGCAGCTGGTCTGCTTCTCCCGCGTCAGGGTTCCCGGTGGGTTCTGGGAGAAGCAGGCCGCCTTGCTGCGCCTCTACTGGGACGGTCTGGTCTACGCAATCAAGGTCGGCGGGGTGCCGTATGTCAGCCTTGCCGACGAGTGCGACCGGGAGCTGGCCGCCCGCGCCCGCGCCGAGGGCCGGGTGCGCGAGATCCGCGTCGCGTGAGCACCGTCCGCACCCTCATTGCCGCCCGAGCTGCCCGCCAGGACCGGCGCAGGCCGCGAACACCCGCCGAGCTCGCCCAGCAGCTGCTCCCCGGCTATGTGGTCACCCCGACGATCAGGCTCATCTCCGACGCCCTCCTCGACGCCATCACCCAGCCGGATCGGCGGGTCATCATCACCACCCCTCCCCGCACCGGCAAGAGCGTGCTGGTGTCCCAGGTCGGGCCGGTGTTCGCCCTCATGCACGACCCCGACGCTCAGGTGATCGTGAAGTCCTACGGCGACGAGCTGGCCGAGGAGCACTCCCGCGAGGCCCGCCGGTTCATCGCCGCGCACCCCGAGCTCGGGCTGGAACTGGCACAGGACAAGTCCTCGGTCGGCCGGTGGCGCGTGAAGGACCACCGGGGCGGCATGTTGGCCGGGGGAATCCTCTCGGGGACCACCGGCTTCGGCGCAGACCTGCTCCTGGTCGATGACCCGGTGCGCGGTGCCGCCGACGCCGACTCCGCAGCCCACCGCCGACGGTTGGCCTCCGAGTTCCGCTCCTCTCTGCTGTCCCGGCTGCATCCCGGCGCGAGCTGCGTCATCGTCATGACCCGCTGGTCCGAGCACGACCTCGCAGGCGAGCTCCTGGCCGAACCCGGCTCCCGCTGGACCCACATCAACGTCCCCGCCATCTCCGAGGCCGGGATACCGGACGCCCTGGGCCGCGAGCCGGGGGTGGCCATGATGAGCGCTCTCGGACGCACCGCCGCCCAGTTCGCCGAGATCCGGCAGGCTGTGGGCTCACGGGCCTGGTACGCCCTCTACCAGGGCGTTCCCAGTAGCCCCGAGGGTGGCCTGGTCAAACGGGAGTGGATCGACCAGTGGAGGCTCCCCGCAGCCCCACAACGCCCGACGATGACCGTGGTCGGGGTGGACCCCTCCGACTCCGGCTCCGGTGACAGCTGCGGCATCGTGGCCGCCTCCATGACCGCCGATGGCGTGGTGGCCGTGATCGCCGACCTGTCCGCGCCGATGACAAGCGACCAGTGGGCGCGGGCCGCCGTGGCGCTGGCCGAGGAAGTGGGAGCCAGTGAGATCTCTGTGGAAGCCTTCGCCGCGCGCGAAACCTACACCCGTGTGGTCGATGAGGCCCTGAAACGCGCCCGCCTAGACCGGCCCATCAGGGTCACCGGGTGGCCACCTAAGGGCAGCCAGCGAGGCCGTGGCGACGCAATGGCCCGTAGCGCGGCACTGCTGCAAGGGCTGGAGGTCGGCACCGTGAGGATCGCCGGGCACCTGCCCGCCCTGGAGGAGGCCGCGGTGACCTGGCAGCAGGGTGCTCACCAGCCCGACAGCCTCGCCGCCCTGGTCGTGGCCCACGATGTACTCGTCTACGCAATCAGTCGCCGAGGTGTCCTGGCCGTTCCTGTGGGCCGTCTGGGCGACCCGTACAAGGGCGCGGTGGCGGGGTCGCTGAACGACCGTGCCACGGTCACGTCAATGACGAGTTATCTGAGCCGACGGATCGGCTGACGCTAGAGGGCACGCCACCCGGTCGACTGCGTTCCGGCATCCGTTGAATCCAGCACAAGCCTCCACGCCAGAGTCCTACGCTCAATGATGTGGGGGCGAGCGCGTGACGACTCAGATGCCTCCGCCTGGCTGGTATCCCGATCCAGGCGGGGGTTCAGGCTGGCGGTACTGGGATGGCCGAGACTGGACCCAGCGAAGCTCCGAGCCCCCCAGCAGCGTCGGCCCACAGACACAAAAACCGCGCAGGTCCAACGACAAGACCCTCGCATTGATCGTTGGGTTTCTTCTCTTGGCCATCCTCTTCGGCACCTTCGTGTCCAACCGTCAAAGTGAGTCGAAGAAAGCGAACTCGCGCTCCACGACGGAGACCACAGTGACGTCGACGCGGACGACTTCGACGGGCACGTCGGACGCGAAGATAGCGGCGGCTGCACGGCAGTACGTCCTCGAGTCGCTCGCACTGCCCGCTGGTAGCGACTTCATCAACTACGAGTGCCCAGGCATGGATGCGGGCAGCTCCGATTGCTGGGCACCCTACGTCACGAAATTCACCTACCACGCCGGAGTCCTCAGAGTTTTCATGCAGGTCGACCGTCATTCATACGCCGGAAAGGAACTCGGAGACAGCGCTGCGCACGCGATCATGAACTTCATCAAGCTCGGCACCCCACCGTCGTCAGTTAGGACGAACGTCGACTGGGTGGAGACCGTCGACGGCACGGGTGTGCATATCGCGCAATACAGCCGCTAAGAACTGCGACGTGGCCGCGTTCCTTCAGGCAGTACATCGGCCAGGCTCGCTGTGAGATCGTTACGAAATTCGATCGTTGCTGCGGCGGGACAGGGGGCTTTGGGGTGGCGATTCCCGATTACGAGACCTTGATGCGGCCCGTACTCGCATTTCTCGCAGACGGTCGCGTTCATCGGGCACGGGACATCACCGACGCGATGGCCGATCAGTTCGGTCTTGGTCCGGAGGAGCGGTCGGAGATGTTGCCAAGCGGGGGCGCGAAGAAGATCGGGAATCGCGTCGGTTGGGCACTGACCTACATGAGTCAAGCCGGGCTGATCGACAGCGCGGGGCGCGGCCTCAAGGTGATTTCTCCCGAGGGGCGCGCAGCTTTGGAGAAGTACCCCGATCGGATCGACCAGAAAACCTTGGAGGCCTACCCGGCGTTCGTCAAGTTCCGCGAACGTAAGCGGGGCCGGGTGGCCGGGGGCAACAGCAGCGCCGAGCTACATGCGGCGTCGAACTTGGTCGAAGCCGTGGCCGAGACTCCAAACGATCTCGCGGAGCGTGCCGAACGGCTCAATCGGGCGGCAGTAGAGGGTGAGGTGCTGTCGGCTGCACTCAAGCTGACACCGACCGGTTTTGAGGAACTGGTGGTGCGGCTGCTCGACCGAATGGGTTACGGCCGTAAGGGATCGGCATACCGCACCGCTGCATCGGGCGACGGCGGTATCGACGGCATCATCAGTCAGGACCCACTCGGACTCGACCGCATCTACATCCAGGCCAAGCGTTACACCGACACCCCAGTCGACCGACCGGCGATTCACGGCTTCGCCGGGGCGCTGATGTCCAGGCAGGGTGATCGTGGCGTGTTCATCACCACCTCACGGTTTACCGCCGGAGCCCGGGAAGAGGCCGAGCGGATCGCTGCACGGATCGAGCTGATCGACGGCAACCGGCTGGCAGAACTACTGGTGCAATACGGCGTGGGGGTCCAGACGGAACAGTCGGTAACGCTGTACCGGCTGGATGAGGACTACTTCGACGCCCTCTGAGAAAAGTCGTCACCCGCGACTGCTGTCGAGCAGCGGTTTGCCGCACCGGCCGGGTCTGGGGTCGGCACACACGTCACCCACCGTTCCATCTCGGCGTGAGGTTGTAGCCGACCGCTGGATTGTTCGCGCCGGTCTCCCTAATGAACCGAATCTCTACCATCCTGGCCTCCTCGTCGGTGGCGGTCTCCGACTCCCACAGGATCTCCTTGCGGACGGTGATATCCATCCGGCACTCAGCAAGCTCCTCGTTGATGCGCTCCTTCGCCCGCCGGCTGGGGCTGCCGAAGTAGGAACAGTTACCGATGAGGTCCATGCCGACGTAGATCTTCCCGTTGGGGTAGGTGATCTTGTAGACCTGCTTGCGCCGCGACATCCTCGTCACTCCATCAGCATCGCCGCGGCGTCACAACCGCGGTCTCTCATCACTTCCAGTCGATGACGACAGTTTCCGGGTCGATCCGTATGCGGCCCTGCCTGTCACGCTTCATCCGGCCCCGAGGCTGACGACGCAGCTTGACCGTGACCAGGGCGTCGATCACTGCCCGCTGAGCCATCAGTGACGCCTCGCGGAACGCCTGGGCCGGGTTGGGGGCTCCGGCGATCTTGCCGAGTGCCGCCCCGCCCTTGCGGGTGGCCAGCTGCTTGTCGACCTCGCGCAGCTCCGCTGCCACCCGTTCCTTCGCCGACTTCCACCGGCGGCCGTCGATGATGCCCTCGTCGTATTCGGCGTCGATCTTGGCCAGGCGGGCGCGCAGCCGTTTGGCCTTGTCGGTCCACGGCTTCACGCTCGCCGTGTCAGTGGCAAGCACCGAGCGGAAGTCGGCCCCACCGAGCCGTTCGGCGATCAGGTCGCACACGAACTCGTCCACATACTTCGCGGTGCGGATCAGGTGACCTTCACAGAGGTACTTCCCGCCGTTGACGGTCTGGATCGGGCCGTCACACTCCGCGCAGAGGTAGAGGCTGGACCCGAGGTAGCGCCGGTCGGTGCCCACCCGGTTGGTCTTGCGGGCAGGATCGGACAGCTTCGCCTGCACGACATCGAAGGTGTCCTCGTCCACCAACGGCTCCCAGTGGCCGCGCACCGGGTTGCCGTCCCGGTCGGTGGCGATCTCCCTCTGGTACACCGCCCACCCGGCATAGCGGCAGTTGGTCAGCATGTCGCGGACGGTGCGGGTGCTCCAGGGCCGTCCGCTGCGGGTGGGGACCTTCTGGTCGTCGAGCAGTCGAACCAGCGAGCGCAGTGATTCACCGCCGTAGAACCGGGTGAAGATGTCGGTGACGATCTCGGCCTCGGCGGGCACGACCTCGCCTGTGGTGGTGTAGCCGAACAGTGCCCGACCGTGGGGCACCTTCCCGGCTAGTGCGTGGCGTTCCAGCGCGGCGGTGTGGCGCTCGCTCTTAATGCCGATCTCCATCTCGGCCACCGAGCCGAGCACGTCGATGATCATGCGGCCCGAGGCTGTGGTCGGGTCCATGTCGCTTCCCTGCACTAGGGCGATGATGACGCCCTGGTCGCGGCACGCCTCGACCAGCTCCAGCCGCTCTTTCGCGTTGCGGGCGATCCGGTCCATGTGGCGGGCCACCACGGCGTCCACCTCGCCGCGCTTAACCGCCGCGAGCATCTCGTAGAACTGCGGCCGGTGCTTCTTGCCCGTTCCGGTGATCGAGTTGTCCACATACACCCCGGCCAGCTCCCACCCGCGACGCTCGATCAGCTCGCGGGCAGCCTCCTCCTGCTGGCTGACGCTGTTTCCCTCGCCGGTCTGGTCGAGGGAGACGCGGGCGTAGATGGCCGCTCGGCGTGAATCCTGTTGTGGCAACGAGCGTTGCGATGTTCGGGTGGCACCGTTGCGGGCGGGTGGAGTCAC